AGCGAGTTATCTCCGCGTACCTTTAAGAAGTCGGTAGTAACGAGGATCGCTGCTTCCTTAATAGATTGCGGCATATTACCGACCGAAGCTCCGGCAGCGTGAGTATATTGGAGAGTACCGGTAATTGGTACGGTACTAGACCCGTAGGTATAAGTAGAAGCTACTACTACCTGCTCCGTATATTGCCCGTCGTAGATATTTACTACGGTTCCCGGGGTAAGACCGATAGGGTCGATCATCGTAAACTGGCTCTGTCCCGCCGTAGCAGAGGATATAAGACCATTACAGAAGCCGGCTACGTAGTTATAGTTTACGTAGATTCTAGAGCGCGTAGAAGGCGGAAAGCCGAAAGATAGTGGTCCCTGAGAGCTATAAGTAAGACCGAGCTGCGATAGAGGATAGATAAACTGCGATCTTTCAAACCAAATTTGATTAAGGGAAACGGTCGGTACGGTAACCATATTCGTAGGAGTAACGCCGTATGAGAGGCTATTTACCGCTACGAGGTTGCTATATTCCGGGTTAATTACAATAAAGCCTTCCGGAGTAATACGAGTACGAGCCGTCTCTTGGAAGTTCTGGGCGATAAGAGGCTGATTTACGTAAATGTCGATCCACGAAGAAGCTCGCTGAATAACAGAAGCTAGCTCCGCGTCTTGCTGAGCTTGAGTACCGCCGTTTACTAGGTTCGAGTAGTCGATAGCCGTAGGAGCATTTTTATACTCGTTAAGAGTTAAATACGATCCTGACTGAAACTGGGTTACGGTCGATACTGCTGCCATTTTTAATCTCCGTCGGTCTTAGGATCTGCTTGGTCGTGTCCGCAGCGAGAACAAAGCTTGAACCACGAGCCAAATCCGCACTCGGTACAAGTGTACCCGCGATCTCCGTCGCCTGTTGTATAGGTAGATAAACTTGCCTCGGTAAAGCCTTCTTTTTTTAGCGCCTTAATATCACTAGCGTTATTTACGTTATACATACCGTCTTTACCGGCTTGATAACGCCTTACGCCTGACTGACTTTTAACGTTAGTCTCTTTTACAAATCCGTCACGGGGTACGAGTCTTGCCATTTATTACGCCTCCTTATTAGAGAAGGGAGAGAGCCACGTGCGACCCTCTCCCTCCGTTATTTAATTAACTACTACGCTGCGGTGATTCCTGATACTACGCCGTTCCAAGCAGGAGCGGATCAGAAGAAGGTTCCACGGAAGTATGTAGAGAATTCGTACGCAAACTGTGTAACAGGCCATTGGATACCCATATAGTCCTGCACGAGATAGTTAGACCATACGTCTGAAATCTCTGTATCAGGAATTGGAAGTGTCCAAGAGATAACTGGTGATACGCCCTGTGGCAACCAAGGGTGAACGATCAAGTCCACTGCCTTGCCAGTTACTTCGTTTACGATTCCGCCGACCATTGAGCCGAGGATTGCGCCTGAAGTCTCGTCCTGTGTGATGTTGAGACGGTAGTTAGCGTTAGCTGCACCCTTGATCGAATCAGAGAGCTGCTTACGGTCAGAACCGTTAATCAAGATAGCGTCAGGATCAGCCTTAACTGAGTTATAGAGACCAGCGAATACTGACTGGTACTCGACACCCGGATTAGAATTTGAGAATGTTCCAGCGATGTTGTTGATGAAACCTGAGTTAGCACCAAGAACTGTTGGAAGGATTCCGTCATAACCTGTTGAGTAAGCAGAGGTATCTGCGCTAGCGCGTGAAGCTAATGCGCCAGTTGTCTTAAGTGGTCCCTGATTACCGGTTGAAGAAGTAGCAGAGCCACCAACTGTAAAGGTAGTACCTGTTGTACGACCCTGGTAGTAAGCGTTAGCTACGCCAGTTGTAGTACCTACGTAGATGTTATACGCAAGAGCGCCTGTTACCGGAGTAACTGTAACTACGAGAGCCTGACCTGAAGTTGTTGTAGCAGAAGCTACTGTTGAGACGATCGACTCACCGAAACCGCTTGATGAAATACCGGCGTCAGCAGTTGCGTAGACGTAGTAAGTATTAGCAGCGATACCTGTAACTGAACCTGACGCAGTAGCGCCAGCAGCAGAAACAGTAGGAGCTGAAAGTGCGCCGGCATAACCGGTAGCAGTTCCGCGACCCATAAGCATCATACGCTCTTCCATAAGCATTGTTGCGTAGAGAGTAGATGTAGATGAGAGCTGACGGAGATCCTGATATCCAAGACCAGAGAAGTTAGCGTCAAATGAAACGCTATCTGATAGTGAGTATGAGTTGTAAGGCAGAACGATATCGTCAGCTGAGTAGCTGATCTTTGCTCCGCGCTCGAAGTTAATTGAACCGAAAGCGGTTGTTGTTGTTTCTGATACGCCCGGCCAAATGTTTCCTTGTCCGCCTGTACCTGTACCTGTGTAACCTGTGATGCGCTTGATACGGTGTGAAGTACCAACGCCCTTCTTGCGAGGGATACGGTTACGAAGAGGTGTAGGACGAGGAGTCAAAAGCTTTGCAGGTGCTTCGAGATCGAAGGCTGCAAAAGAAGTTGAGAGTGGTGATGTTAGCGAAATATCCTTTTGGATATCCTGCATAGCATTACGCTGAGAAGCGATTGCGTTATTAAGACCTGCGAGAGCGTCAGGTGCGAGTGACTTAGTAGCTGCTAGTGACTCAAGAGCTGCCATTGGGTTAGCTACTGGAGCCTGTCCCGGGACGTTACTTGGGTTTGCAAAAGACTTATTCAGGGAGTCCTGATATTCGTCCATACGCTTAGCAGCCTTCTTTGCGCTATCAACGTCTGCGAAGAGTTGATTGGCGCGAGGGGCTTCTAGTGCCATTTAGGTTTTACCTTTCGAGTAAAGAGTTTGGGTTTATTCCGCGTCTGAGTTAGTAGCCTTAGAGAGATATTCCTTCTCTAGAGCCTTATAACCTTTAGCGAGGATTGGGTCTGAGGTTGCTGCTGCCTTTAGACGATATTCAGTCGCCTTAATAAGTAGCTCGTTTGTGTCGGTAACCGCTACGCGACCTGTCCGCTTAGGACCACCGCTTACTGCTGCCGACTTCGCTGCTACGAGTTCTGATTCAAGCGCTAACGCCTTATCTTCTGCTGCCTTAGTTGCAGTAGCAAGATCGGCGATCTCAGCCTTGACCGATTCAGTCGCACTCTTTACAGCCTTCTCGATGATAGCCGATACGGTCTTTTCATCAAGAATATCCTTAGCCTCTTCGGTAGTAGCTTCTTCGGCTACTAGCTCGAGAGGAGCTTCTTCTTCTTTAGCTTCTACTACGGAATCGACCGCAGGAGCTTCTTCTACTACCGGAGCTTCTTCGGCTTCGGCAGACTTAATAGATCCGGCATTTTGTTCCGGAGTAACAATAGTCGCGGTAGATACGTTAGCCGTAGTAGCAATACCGCCATTATTACCGGGGATCTGAACGGTACTTACGCCGTGAGCTTGTCCTACTTGACCGCAACCGCAGGTAAGGCACTTACCGAGAGTCGCTGACTTATCGGCTCCTTTAGTACAACCTTTACAGAGCTTAGAATCGCAACCGCCGTCTTTAGCGCAAGCAGCGCAACCGTCGCAATCGCAACCGGCGCTTCCTTGATCGTCGCCGTCGTCGTACATAGATTCGTCAGAGTTATCGCCTTTTACGATATCGTCAATAACGACTTCTTCCGGTTCCATAATAAAGGTTGATTTAGTTTCCACTTGTAAGCCTTTCGTTGTTTCGGTTGTTTCCACAAGCTCTTCTACCTGTGTAAGTGTTGATTCTCCGCCTACGCTCTTAGCGAGTACGAGCTGGCAAGTAGGGTTAGCGGGACGATCGACGAGAGAGACCTCGACAATCTGACCGTCGATGATTCGACCGTTAGCAGCCTTATTATCGCGGACAATACGAGGGGATTTAATTCCTATTGAGAATCCCTTAAGAACTTTAGCCTCGACCTTTTTAATAGAAGTAGGATCGACGACAAGAGCGCCAATATAATGACCGTCTGCTTTAGTTTCATATTCGGTAGCTACCCCTGCTGCGATAGATGAGTGTTGTTCGCGGATATTTCCTCCGGACTTAAACCACTCCGGCATAGCTTTATTAAGCCAATCGTTATCGCAAATTTGGCTATCTATATCGAGATCGTCGCTCGTAGCTTTTCCGTAAACGGTAATAGTACCGTCGTCATTTTTATCGTACTTAATAATCTCTGCGTACGAGGTAGCGAAGTCTTGTGCCATATTTGCTTTCTCCTTATTAAACTTAGACGAAACACTTTCAGCCCAAGATTTACCAGCGTCCCCGCCCCAAGCGTCCCAAGCGACACGCCCCGGTGAAGGGAAACCTTTTTCTCCCTGAGTAAATCCCTCAGCCTTTTTATCTACTTCGTGACGAGCGAAGAAGCTCACCATACGCATAATGGTATCGCGTGAGATTCCTTCGCGTCTTGATAGTTGCCCGGCTCTAGTACGACCCGCGCTAGTAAATCCGCTTCCGGCTTTACCGTCTGCGATCCAGTCGAGAGCGCGTTTAGCTGCGCTCGCTACCGACTCCGGAGGTGTAAAGGTTTCAGACATATTTAGTTATTAAGCCGAATAAAGAAGAGATACCGCGCCGGTAGAAGTACCCGCTGCCGAGATTCCGTAAATAGTTTCATTACCGCGCATCCATACTTGGAAGGTTCCTGAAGTCGCAGCGATTAGGTGTCCGCCGTTAGCTCCCGAAGCAGCCGTTGTATTCGCGTCGCCTACGTAAACTGCGGCAGTATCGCGGTTTTGGATCGAGACGGCAACATAACCTACGCCATTTGGAAGAGTTAATAGAGGAGTAGCGGTTGTTCCAACAGTTACGTTTGTGTGGAATAGCGTCATAGTTATTTCCTTTTCTAAAGGTTATGGGTAGAGTGTAATGCTTTCGTCTTAGGCTTGCTTGGTCTATCCGGCGCGAAGGTTGCATAGGTATCGCTTTCCGCGTCGTAGCTATCTATATTTCCGTCGTTTAATCCATTAGTACCAAAATCGCTTCCCATAGATCCGGCTATTACTCCGTCGATAAAGTCGCCGTTACTATTCGCGTAATTCGAGAGCGAATCTAGAGTTACGTTATCTGGGATAATCGCTATAAGGGTGCATACGCAATTAGGGTGAGCCGGAGGTTGGGTTAGTCCGTCGCCGGAGGGGAATTCTTCTCCGAGGTTTGTCTGTTCTCCGTCGAGATCGACACAGATACATTTATCGGGAGCGACTGCCGACCACTCGACTGTTTCGACC